CCAAGATATTCAGACTGTGCCAGAACTTGCGAAAGGAACAGGGCTACGGGAACGGCTGATTGGGTTGATGCGGAATGGCTCAATGACTGTTGACCAACTGAGCCAAAGAACAGACTCACCAGAGAACGTGATTCTTGCGACGCTAGAGCGCATGACCGATACGTTTATACGGGTCGATGGAATGAGTAACGCTTGGACGCTTATCAGTATTCAGCTACCGCAGGGGGGTGCGTGATATGGACGGTTTAACAGGGCGACGAAATACCGACCCGGCAACAAGCCATAAGGCTGCAAAAGAAATAACCGAAAGTGGCGCAAGGTATACGCAAGCCGAAATCTTACTGGCTGCCGTGAAAAAGCGGCAGGGTGGAACTGGTGGGCAATATGCCACAGTCACAGATTTAGACTCTCATCAGATTAGTCGCAGAATGGCTGACCTGCACAATGCTGGAAAGGTTTATCCAGACGGCGAACATAAGTTCAACGGGCATAGTCAGCAACGCTGGTGGGTTGGAGTAGACCCGAACGGTATCAACGTCCGCTCACATTGCAAAACGTGTGTTTGCAATGTTGACGGAACACAGTCCGAAATGCAGTTTTGAAAACTGTCCTAGTAGCTTGGAATGTATTCGTAAACGAAAGGAACTTGGAATGGTAGAAGCAAAGACATGCACCGCTGGTCACAGCATGACAAAGCCGAATACTCAACACCGACGGAAGCATGGCGTGGTCATCGAAGAATGTCGAGAGTGCGTTCGGCTGTCAGCAAAGAATCGGAATGTCTACGGGTACACCAGAGGCGAGCAGGTTGAGTTATCGAAGCATGAAGTAGAAGTCGAGGACACATCAGCAATGACAGTTTGCCCGAAGTGTTCTGGCAAATTGATATACGGGAACGGCAGTCATTACGAAGATGCTGTTGCGTGTTTCGCTTGCGGCTGGCGACCATCGGCAAGAGTAGGACTTGAAGGGAATACACGATGAGCAACTTACTTGCAATCGACCCCGGTACAACTAAGTCAGGGTGGTGCTACATCGAGGACAGCGTGCCTATTGATTGGGGCTGGTCGGATAACGAAAAGATTTATGCGCTCATAAATAAGTTCCAATCTCCGTTAGCCATTGAGGATATTGCTCACTACGGTATGCCGGTCGGTAAAGACGTATTCCAGACAATCCGCTGGACTGGTCGGTTCGACCGTCACGCAGAGGCTTCGGCATTGATGGTGACGTATGTTACTCGTCCAGATGTGAAGCTGGCTCTGTGCGGCTCACCTAGAGCGAACGACAGCACGATTCGGCAAGCATTGATAGACCACTACGGCGGTGATGAGATTGCAATAGGCGGGAAGAAATGCAAAGGCTGTAAAGGGAAAGGCTGGCTCGGTCGTGACCATGAATCTTGCGATGATTGCGAAGGGCGTGGAACTGTAACGCCAGCCGGGGTTTTGCATGGCATCAGTGGTCATGTATGGTCAGCTCTAGCAGTTGGGCTAACGCATCACGATAGGCTGCTTATAAATCGTTTGTGACCACACTCTGGAGCAACTGAATGGGCGGCAAGCCAGCACCTGACTTTGACCTCGATTTGAAATTCGGTGAGTTCCATGAACAACTGTTGTTTCAGTCGTTGTCGAAAACTGGCAACGTCACAATTGAAGTTAAGACAGACCGCCTTGCTGTAAAGACAGGGAATATTGCTGTTGAGTTTCGCTACCGGGGCAGACCAAGCGGAATCCAGACAACAAAATCAGATGAGTATTTCTTTGTCATTGTTGAGGAAGATGGTTCAATCCGGTACAGGCTCAACATTCCAACAGTTAAGTTGAAGAAGATAGCGTACCGCAGATTCATAAACGGTCTTACAACAACAGGCGGGCAATATAACGCCACCGAAATGATACTTATTCCGATAATTGATTTACTAAACTATTGACAACACTGAAGCATGTGTAGTAAAAATAAAAAGTCAACTTTGACACAGCCCGAAAAGGAACCGACCCATGCCCCTTACAACCTGCCCACGATGCAAGTGGGAAGATGTGCAAGTCCTCGCTGGTGCGAGTGATTTCAACGCTACGACCATCACGGTCACGGCTTGCCAGTTCGATGACCCATCGGCTGACTCGGTTCAGTATCGCAAGTCTGCTGTACTCGCAGCAGAGGCAGAGAACGAGGCTATCTGGGCTGACTAACCGCCGCCCACATACAAACAACCAACGCCCGGCTCTATGCCGGGTTTAGGAGTTAAAGAACCAAGCGGTTCTAGGTGCGAGAAAAGGAACCAGTAATGGACGAGAAGAACAAAACTCTCCGAGATAACTTCAAGGCAATCTGCTTGAATATCCACGCCAATTTGAAAGAGTTTGGGTATGCAGATTTGAAAGCAACTGACGTTGAAGAACAGGTGCAACTTCTGCTCGACGGAAAAGAGACTAAGGGCATCATCGGCATCTTTGCGAAAGATATGCTGATAGAGAACGATTTATTCACTGAGTAACTCACTAATCCACATACACCCACCCAACGCCCGGCTTCATGCCGGGTTTAGGAGTTAACAGAGGCTTCTCTGTCAAACGAAAAGGAACTGACCAATGACTAGCGACTTATTTTACGAAGCACTTGCACGCCGCCGAGGGTACACGAACCCTAATAACCACGACTTTTGCGAAGGTTGCGGCGAGACACCTAATAACGCTGACGAGGCATACCGTCGTGGAATTGGCGAAAGCGTCCTTGCACTAAACGGTGCAGGAACATGCCAAGACTGTGCAGAAAACATCTGTCAGGTCAGCTTGCAAGATTGGAACGGAAACCAATGCTGTAAGCCAGCAGTTGGCGACATGATTTATGACGGCTACGGATTAAAGAATTCTGCATGGGTTACAAGCGGCGAAGCACACTTAACCGGGTCTGAAAAAATTGTCCGAATGTGCGGCTTGCACATGGGCGTTATAACTTCAGCAATCAAGAGAAGTGAACGAAACGAAGCCGACCGCATCGCTCGTCGTGAAGCTGCCGAAGCTGACAATAAACGGGACAACGAAACGCGTTACCTACTGGGCAACATCACACTTCTCTACCCTGATGTAGCCGAAAATATGCGAATCAATTGGTCAGGTAAAGTCGAAATTGACGTAGCAGAATTAACTGCTCTGATACACGCTGTCGAACTTAGGTACTTCAAGAACGCTAAAGAAGCATACAGGGGGACTAAGTAGACACACCGCTTCGACATACAGCCCAACCGCCCCTGCCGGTCTAACCGAGCAGGGGCTTATGGGTTAACAGATGCTCTCCGTCGAAGCCACAGCCCTAACGCAACGGGCAACAAAGACTTAAGAAGTTGGCAAGTGGTACACCGCCAGATGGACGCATCTAAAACTAAACAAGTACGAAAAGGAACCGACTAATGGGAATGAAAATACAAGCAATCAACACAGGCGATGGACTCAGCGTTGAGGTTGGCAAGGTCTACCTCGTTGACTCTGACGAGGTGACTGGTAACTACAAGGTCACTCATATCGAAGTTATCTCAGCACCGACCGCAGCAGGTGTTGAAGTCCGAGTGGAAATCGAATGGCAGAATCAGGTCACTGGATTTTACCAGTACGCCGAACTTCCACTTGATGCAATTACCGAGGAAGCAAACTAATGGGGCAGAACATAGTTATCGACCGTATAACTGGCAAAGCAATTTGCAAAAAGTGTGGCAAGTTTGCTGTACCGATTGGCAAAGTCCTTTGGTGTGGTTGCACGAAATGAGCAGCTACATCGTCAGCGTGACGGACAAGAGCGGCAACACTGTCCACAGTATTCCAATCGCTTCTGCCGACGGCTACGCCTATCCGCTGACAGCAGCAGGGGCAGAGGAACTATCCGCAGAGATAGAGCGAGCCATTGATGAGCATGAGGCGCATCTGGAGACAATCGCAAAGACCGAAGTGGCGATGTAATTGGTGTTGACAATAGAAAAACAAGGGGAGTAGATTTATTACATCGACATTTTCGATACGACCAAAAGACCGAAGGAACCGACCACAATGCCTAACAGTAACCGGGATATCAACGTCACAGACAACGTAAAGCTGACACGTAACGCCAAAGAAGGCGTGTGGTATTTGAACCGATACAACTCTTACTACGACCGAACCGACACCATCAGGTTTACATCTGAAGAAATGAAAGCCTTGAAAGCATCGCTGACTGAAACGGTTATCAGAGTTCGCAACTAAACAACCAACGACACATACAACCCACCGCCCCTGCCGATTCGTCGAGCAGGGGCTAAAGGGTTAACAGGGGTTTCCCTGCATACGAAAAGGAACCGACCAAATGGCATACGAAATTATTGAACAGAAGCTGAACACATTCATAGCAAGTCAAGGCGAAAGAACCATGTTCGTGGTTATTGACCCGCACCCTACTCACCCGGTTGTTGATTCAACTCACTACAACAGGGCTGATGCAGAAGAAGCACTTGCTGAGATAAAGCGGGACGAGGCAATTGCTGACTCGTTTGATGGTTGGCTACACGCCGCAGCGGACGAGCATGGAAAGACTGCTGACGAAATTCGCAGCATGGTCAAATTCCACTAACCACCAACCGCACATACACCCACCCAATGCCCGGCTTCATGCCGGGTTTAGGAGTTAAAACGGTCAGGCGACCGTAGACCGTAACGAAAAGGAACCGACCAAATGGGAATCCAAGTTTCACGCAAGAACGCCAAGACTGTCACAGCAGTTCACCAGACCGGCACATGGGACGGCACAGGCGTAGACACAGACACAACCTACGCAATCCACACTTATCGCTGGTATCGAAAACTGAGCGACTGGGACTACGATGACAAGTTGTTCAATTCGCCAGTCAACGTCATAGAGACTGACAACGGAATTCGCACCAAAGGCTTTTACATCGACGGCAAGATGCGGGACGGCGCAACGGTTTACTACGGAAACGTTTACAAACAGGCTGACGAATACATCTTGATGGGCGAGGCTGGCAGCAACTTTGAGGTCGGGCATGTTCGCAAAATCAAAGGCGGCTGGAAGTTCCGAAGCGGTCACGACTGCCGACAGTACCAGCACAGCATGAACGCCTGTTACCACCGTGATTCCGCTGGTAACGTCTGCGGTTCATACGGCGACCAGTGGAAGGACTAGCCGACAGAATTGCCTTAACATTGCTATTGACAACACTGGGAAAGCCTGTAGATTTATTACATCGACATTTTCGATACGACCAAAAGACCGAAGGAACCGACCACCATGACTACCGAACTTCAAATCAAACAGGCTCACCACTTCTTCAATCTCAGCGATGTAGCACCTAAGTCATTCAACCCCGCTGATATCAAGGTTGGACAGGGCATCACACTTCACGGCTGGACTGACAGTAACCCTTACGAAATTATTGCAGTATCCAAGACCGGGCAACAGGCAACTATCCGCAGCATGAACGCCACACTCAACCGTGACGAATCCACCCTAGTCCAGACAGTCGGTGGCTTCGCAGCACACACTTCTGGCAAGCAAGTTTGGGACATTGAGAGCGACGAAGCTGGATACGTCCGCAAGATGAACTGGAGCAACAAGAAGCAGCGTTTCGTATCCGACGGCAAGAACGCCAGCCTCGGAGCCAGCAAGCACTACGACTACAACTTCTAGTCAATAGCCACATACACCCAACCGCCCCTGCCAGCCTGACTGAGCAGGGGCTAAAGGGTTAACAGGAACTTTCCTGCATAAGAAAAGGAACTGACCGAAATGACCGACCTAACAACAACCGAAATCGTAGTTCTCAGAAACCTTGTTGACGCAGCTAGCAAATTAGCAAACTCTCCTCGACTGCAAGATGCTCCAATCATCACGCAGCCGGTCAAGGAAGCAGCCGAAGCAGTTAATGAGATATTCAGCACGCAACTATTCAAGGGCTTGGATATTCAAGAAGCACTCGACATTCGAATAATGGCGATGGACTCAGGAGTCGAATAACCACCGCCCACATACAACCCAACCGCCCCTGCCAGTCGAACTGAGCAGGGGCTAAAGGGTTAACAGGGACAATCCTGCAAGATAAAGGAACCGACCGAAATGACCGAAGCAACACAACTGCTGCAAGGGAGCGACAAAGATTTTGCCGTTGTTCGCAGCACACTTATTGATAGCAAAGGAACCGTAAAACTGTTGCAGAACAAATATGCACAGGGGTACGTGACTGCGTTACGTAGCGAAGCACGACGCATAGACCACACATTGGACACTGTTGACAAACTGAAGGCTCAACACGATGCCCTAGTAGCAGCGTTGGAAGCTGTGGAAAGCAACCGTGGTACACAAACATGCTTGGTCTGTGAAGAATATGACCACGCTAACGATTGCAAAGTACGAGCAGCACTGGAGCAGGTGAAGTAATGAGCAGCAGTAAATGGGTGATGACTAATGGAACGATTGAAATGGACGTATGCACCGTATGCGCCCAACCGTATCGAGAGGGGCATATCGACTGCACTTGCCCAAGTAACCATGCCGAGCGTTGCGACCGACCGACCTATGAGCAGTTGAAGGCTCAATATGAAGTGGTAGCGGCACACTATGAGCAGTTGAAGGCTCAATACGATGAAGTAGCAGCAGCATTGGAGTCCTCGATATGACCAGCATTGATGACAAAGCGATAGTTGATGCAGTTATCGCAGCTAACGGTATTGAGGAAAGAAAAGACCACGGTGGCAGCGAGGGATACACGCACATAATCGAATACCAGAACCAGTTCGACAATCGCACCGCATGGAAGCTATGCAAAGGCGAGGGCAACTTCATCTACGCTATGGCGACAGGTGCGTTCATCAACCCGAAGCTGATATGGAGCAAGCACGCACGAATGGAACCTTAGATTTTCTTGCTGCCTAGTAACCACAGGTGAACGGCAGCAGGTTCCTTTTCGCCCCGGTAGTTTGGTCGCTACCGGGGCAACTTTATTTAATAGACTAAATTGATATGCTAAAAGTATTGACAATAGGTATTGAGTTCTAGACTATATTCATATCGCAGTTAGCCCCCGACCGAAAAGGAACTAAGACCATGACCACACGAACAGACATACACCGACCGAGCGCAGAGAACTTCGACCCACAGGCATACGAACTGTTTGGAGTATTCCAGCTTTCCAAGTTGGTAAAGATTATCGACTCTGTTGAGTTTGTCCCGCCTAGCATCTGGATTGAACACAGCCACATGGAGCCTTCGCCCTTCGCAATCGAAACCGAAGCACTTGAATCCCACGGCTGGTCAACCGACATTATTACCAACGGTAACGGTAACGAGCGGGACAGCGTACACGCTCACCAATGCGCCCACTGTGGACAGCGATTGAAGTACGGCGCACTCATGACCAATGACTCGGAAAAGTCACTCATCGTTATCGGCGAAGATTGCCTAGATAACCGCTTCGATAATGTAACCGCCTTCGACTTCAAGCAGTTACGTGAAGAAGCCAAAGCAAAAGCGGCAGCGACCCGAAGCATGGAACGCAAGAACACCGCACTCAAAGAGAACCCCGGACTGGCAGCGGGTTACGACTCGACCAACTCATTCGTTCAAGACGTAATGCGACGCTTCGACCGCAAGGGTGAAATTACCGAGCGACAGCTTGCAGCGGTTCTAAAGACAATCGAGCGTGACGCAGAGCGAGCCGAGCGCGAAGCAGTATGGGCAACCGAAGCTGAAACGGCTGCCGATGCGCCTACGGGCAAGGTAACGGTCACTGGCGAGATTCTATCGGTAAAGTCTCAAGAGACAATGTACGGCTCGACTTTGAAGATGGTAGTCAAGACCGAAGCTGGCTGGAAGCTATGGGTCACAGTACCGAACAGCATCATGGGAACTAACCAGATGTTGACAGGCAAGACCGTAACGCTAACAGCGACGGTTACACCAAGCGACGATGACCCGAAGTTCGCCTTCGGCAAGCGACCGACCAAAGCAAAGTTGGTCACTACCGAAGCTGACCGAAAGAAATATGCCAAAGTTCTTCGACATATCCAAAAGGATTTTAGTAGTTAGTCAACCAAGCCTTTCGCGGGGATAGGCTCCCGCAGTTCAATATTGCTGTTGACAATAGCCATATACGCGCTTACCATTCGTTCCACAGGAACGAAACAAGCACTAAAGGGAACCGACGACCATGCTCGAAGTCACATCAAAAAAGAACCGAATCACAGGCTCGCAAATCGTAGTAGTAGACAACCGCAGCAAGATATGGATGGACGATGACCAGAACTGGTACACGCTCTGCGACACTCACGGCAGTCTTGTTGGACACGAAACCCGCAAACTTGCTGAGTACCACGCAGTCGTTCCAGAATGGTGCGAAGAATGTGCAGCCATTATGACAGCGACCAACTAACTCACCACCCATCACCGGCGGGGCAACCCGCCAGAACTAAAAGGAACCAAGACCATGAAACTCAGCACAGCAATCAACAAAGCCAGCAAGATATACGTCGGAGTCGCACTCGGCGGCGGCGTACAGGGCAACGTAAAAATAAGTAAAAACGTTGCTAGGGAACTTGTAGCTGAGTGGGCTGACAAAGAGGACTGGGACGGCAACGGACACTTCACAGACGATTACGAATACGGTCTTGCTGCTTACTACGAAGATTACGACGAACTTTACATCGGCAACTAATCAGGAAGTAATTAGTATTGACAATAGCTTTTATGTGTAGATAATAGATATATCGCAGTTAGCGACCGACCGAAAAGGAACCGACCAAATGGGATTCAGCGACCGAGCATACGTTATCAACGGCATCGACTACTGGTGCGCTCCGTGGGACGTAGATTTTATCGAGCGTAAAGATGAGATTGACTTCGCCATGCAAGTGACGTTGAGGCGGGACTGGCTAACAGTTACAACCGTCAAGCCTTTCAGTGAGCAACCTGCTTTAGTCAGCTAACCACACTGACATATAGCCCAACCGCCCCTGCCAGAATACTGAGCAGGGGCTAAAGGGTTAAAGAACCAAACGGCTCTAGGCACTAGAAAAGGAACCACAGATATGACCGACCTAACAACAACCGAAATCGTAGTTCTCAGAAATCTTGTCAACGCAGCAAAGCAGCTTGCAAACGCACCTCGACTGCAAGATGCACCAATCATTACACAGCCAGTACATGAAGCAGCCGAAGCAGTTAGTGACATTTTCAGAAATCAGATTTTCAAAGGTTTGGACTTTCAAGAGGCAAACGACCGTCTAACAAAAAAATAAATAGATTCCCACGATACGAGTTAGCCCCGGCAGTAATGTCGGGGTTTTCTTTTGCCGCACGGGTATGCAATCGGAACCGCACGGGTCAAGCCGCACGGGTAACTGCACGGTAGCCGCACGGGTCAAGCTTCGCGTGCGCGTGCGTAGAAACTTAAGTAACTAGTTAAGTAACTTATGTAACTCCATATATTAAGTCTCTTAAACAGTTACTCAGTAACTTAAGTAACTCAACAATTATTATTTAAATATTTAGAGTTACAGATAGGACAAGTCGCAAAGATTCAGAAGTTGCTTCCTTGCCCCGTAGACTCACCAGAGAGAGTTACCCGGCGGCGATGTGGTATTCTCTAGCGTGGGCGTGGTTCCTCTCGCTCCGACGGGTTCATGGCTTGGTACGCCTGTCACCTAGAGGAACCGCCCAATCTAATAAGCCAAGAGGAACAACAATGGCAGAAGTAGGAAGCACCGATGAACACCCTCTCGCGCACGAACTGGCTGCGGAGCGATTAGATGCCAACGCCAGCGCATAAGCCAACAACCGAGCAGCGCACCATCGTCAAGGCAATGGCTTCGTATGGGATACCGCACGCCGACATTGCACCAGTGGTCGGAATCGAGCGGAAAGCATTAGAGCGGCATTATTCAGAAGAATTAGCAACGGCGACTGCTGAAGCGAATACGAAGGTTGCGACCCGATTATTCGACCGAGCAATGGAAGGCGATGTGAAAGCGATGATGTTCTGGCTGGAGCGCAGAGGCGGCGATGCTTGGAAGAACAAGCCAGTCGTGCAGTTAGTACCGGGCGACTTCACAATTGAAATGAACCCTGCGAACTTCTTGGAACTGCCGAGCGTAAGCGACTACGAGGACGATGAATGAACCCCTATTACCAAGATGAAAGCGTGACCATCTACAACGCTGACTGCCGTGACGTACTGCCGACATTGGACAAGGTTGACCTAGTGCTGACTGACCCTCCGTATGGGATTGGTGATATATGGAACGGAGGAAAAGGTCACGGGTGGGGGAACGCAGACACACAAAAAGCGGTTCGTAACGATTGGGACTCTGCCGCCCCTTCCATAGATTTAATTATGGAGTGTGTCGCTCTCGGAAAGGATGCAGTTGTTTGGGGTGGGAACTATTACCCGTTGCCCATATCTCGCGGCTGGTTGATATGGAATAAACCAGAGAGGGGGTTCACGTTGTCGGAAGCAGAGTTGGCGTGGACTACCAGAGATAACGTGATGCGTGTATACGATGCTAACCGTTCAGACATAGGACGAAAACACCCTACTCAAAAGCCAATAAGCCTTATGAAGTGGTGCTTAGGGTTCTTCCCTGATGCCCAAACAATCCTCGACCCATTCATGGGAAGTGGTACGACGTTACGAGCAGCGAAAGACTTGAACAGGAAAGCAATCGGTATCGAACTGGAAGAACGCTACTGCGAGATTGCAGCGAAGCGAATGTCACAACTAGCAATGTCGTTATCGTGACAACCAAGACTAAAATTCTTTACACACGACCGTGGCTGTATAAGAAGCAGGAAGAAGCTATCTTCTGCGATGAGCGTTACAGCGTGGTCGAGGCTTCTACGAAGTCAGGCAAGACGGTCGGCTGCATGGTGTGGCTCGCTGAACAGGCAGCGATACATGGCGGGCTGAACAAGAACTACTGGTGGGTTGCTCCGATTTACGGTCAGGCTGAAATTGCTTACCGCAGACTCAAAGCAGGACTAGGTGAAGGCAACTACATTGCCAACGGTTCCAACCTGACTGTCACGCTGGCGAACGGCTCGGTCATCTGGTTCAAGGGCGGCGACAAACCAGACAGCTTATACGGTGAAGATGTTTACGCTGCTGTCGTTGATGAGGCTTCCCGGTGCAAGGAAGAAGTGTGGCACGCTGTCCGCTCAACTCTCACAGCAACGCGTGGGAATATTCGCATCATCGGCAACGTCAAGGGTCGGAAGAACTGGGCGTACCAGTTAGCACGCAAAGCAGAGTCAGGTGTTGTCGGCTGGCGGTACAGCAAAATCACAGCAGCCGACGCAGTAGAAGCCAACGTGCTGCAAGCTGACGAGGTAGCAGAGGCGCAGCGTGACCTTCCCGAACAGGTATTCAAGGAACTGTATCTGGCAGAGCCGAGTGACGATGAAGGCAATCCGTTCGGCATTGAAGCGATATATAAATGCGTTGCTCCAATGTCTAACAAAGAGCCGGTCTGTTGGGGCTGGGACTTAGCGAAGTCCGTGGACTGGACTTGGGGAATCGGACTGGACGAGGACGGTGCTGTTTGCAGGTCTGAGCGTTGGCAATCACCGTGGCAAGAAACTCTAAAACGTATTGTCAATAAGACCGCTGGAGTTCCTGCATTAGTTGACAGCACAGGGGTAGGTGATGCGATACTGGAGTTCCTCGCAAAAGCCGGTAGCAATTTTGAGGGTTTCAAATTTTCAAGTTCTTCCAAGCAGCAACTCATGGAGCGGCTCGCTGTTGGTATCCAGCAGCAGCAGATTACGTTTCCAGAAGGTCAACTGCTGAACGAGTTGCTATCTTTTGAATATGTTTACACACGTACCGGCGCGCAATACTCAGCACCAACAGGACTCCATGACGATGGAGTTTGCTCGCTTGCTCTCGCCGTTTACCACCAAGACAATAAACCGGGTATCGGAGTTTGGCTGTAATGGGATTTCTTGACCGATTTCTTCCAGCGCGAAAAGCTGAAGCGAACGAAGCTGTTGTATCTGCTGTTATTAATGCAACGGATAACGGCTTCACTTCACCAGATGCTAGTTATGGCAACTTTGCCCAAGAAGGCTACGCAGGAAACGAACTGGTGTTTGCTTGTATTCGCGAGATAGCGACCTCGACGGCAGAAGCTAATCTCTGCTTGTACGACGCAAACTACGACAAGATAGACAACTCTCCGCTTGCCAATCTAATTGCGAAGCCAGCAAACGGGCAGACGCAATACGAGTTCCTTGAGAACCTAATAACCCACCTTCAAATTGCTGGGAACGCTTACGTGCTGAAGGAGCGGGCAAGGGTCGGCGTTGTGTCGCTCATGCTGCTGCGACCTGACCGCATGTCGGTAATACCCGGCGGTGGTTATTCCTACGAGGTCGGTGGCAAAAAGTACATGATTCCCGACGAGGATATCGGGCATCTAAAGTTCCCGAATCCCAACAATGATTTTTATGGGCTGTCACCGCTTCAAGTATTAGCGAAGCAAATCAACCTCGACACAGACGCAACTACATTCACCAAAGCGTTCTTCAACAATGCCGGTGTGCCGTCTGGAATCTTAAAGCTACGGCGCAAGCTATCGCATCAGGACGAAGCCGACCGACTCCGAGCCGCATGGCGTGGACAGTTTCAAGGCAACAAGAACTGGCACAGGATTGCGATACTCGACGAAGATGCTTCATACGAGAAGATGGGAAGCACGCTAGGCGAAATGGAAATACCGTCGCTGCGTAACTTATCCGAAAGCCGTATTTGTTCAGCATTGGGCGTTCCTGCAATCTTGGTCGGCGCGAACATCGGACTGCAACGCAGCACGTTCAGCAATTACGCAGAGGCTAGGGAATCCTTTTGGGAAGAAACCCTGCTTCCGCTGTATCGACGTATCGAGCAATTTATGGTCGGGCTACTGGAGCCAGAGTTCCCGCGAGAGCGTGGTCAGTTAGCGTTCGATTTCTCAGAAGTTCGGGCGTTGCAAGAAGATGAAGATTCTATGGTGAACCGGCAACTGGTACGGGCGCAGATAGCAAGCCAGCTTATAACGGCAGGATTCACGCCTGACGCAGCCTTACAAGCCGCCGGGATAGATGACGAACTAGAACACACCGGCTTCCTTCCAACGAGCCTCTCTGTGCTTGGGCAGCAGCCCGTTCAAGGCAAAGAATCGAAAGCACTTACTCAGGCAGCAGCGGAAAGATTGCTTGCGCCTCTGGAATCCTCTTACGAAGAAGAAGTTGAAGCGATGGAGCGGGTATTAACTAAGTTCTTCAAGGAACAGCTAAACCGAGCCGACGGCATCATGGGTCGCTACTTATCCGACTCCAATGCTGAAGAAAAAATACAGATGCCGTTCAACGAGTTCACGCTGATTCCATTAGCTTCCGATGCTGAAATAACTACTGCTATGTCACCAACATTGCGTAAGGCTATGGAAAAAGCATGGAACGTAATAAACGAATCAAACGTATTCGCGCCGATGCCGTTTGACCCTGACTCGCCGATTGTTTCCAACACGCTTAGACATGCTGGTTCTAAAATCAATGACGTATCAAGATACGCGTTGCGGTCAAGTATCCAACAAGGTACAGAGTCAGGTTACAGCCTCGACCAGATTGTGCGAGGTGTTCCGAAAGACAATTATCGGGGCTTACGTTCAGTGGTATTAGAAACGTATAAGAACCGCTCCAAGACTATTGCACGAACTGAAGTTGCTACGGCGCAAAATACGTCAACGGCAGCAAGATACAAAGCATCTGGAGTGGCGCAAGTAATAGTCCAAGATGGTGACGATGATGACTTGTGCGCTCCATATAACAACACTCGGCAGTCGATAGATTGGGCATTGGATAATCCGATTGCTCACCCAAATTGCACACGCGCTTACTCAGCCGTGATTGATGGAGTAACGGAATAATGGTTCAAGTCGAACAGGGCGCAATCGTCCGCAAAATATCAAAGGCAGATGCCAAAACAATCGACGCTGCTGAAGGTGTCGTAGAGGCGTTTGTAAACACTATGGGCGTTGTTGACCACGACGGCGAAATCATAGACATAAAAGCCTTCTCAGATTCAATACTGAAGGGCGGTCAAACAGTGGCTTGGTTCCACGACCAGAGCGTTCCGGTGGGCAAGGTAATAGATGCCGCACCAGTAGCGGGCGGCGTGGACGAAGCAACAGGCATGACGCAGGGGCGACTCAAAGCAGTCATGCAATTCAATATGAACACTCAGCGAGGGCGAGAAGCCTTTGCAGATGTGCAGTTCGGTAGCGTCAAAGAATGGTCGGTCGGTTTCCGGTCGCTGTCAGACGAAATCGAAATGCTTGCGGACGGTACTAAAGCACGCGTAATTGATGCTCTTGACTGGGTTGAAGTTTCGCCGGTTTTACGTGGCGCAAGTCCAAACACTCAAACCATAAATTCAAAGTCTGCCTCGGACGCGCTCGACACTGATGAAGTTGTCGAAGTTGCCACTGACACGGAAGCTGAACTGGTTCGGGAAAGCATCGAAATAACTAAAGTTCAACTCACGTTGGAGACACACAAACATGGATAAAGTAAACGAGCTGCGAGATTCAGCACGTTCTATTCTTGTAACGGCTAATGAAGCCATTGAGTCCGGTGACATTGAGGCTGCTTCTAAAGCACGTCTTGATGCTGTCGCACAGATGGACAAAGCCGAGCAGATTCAGAACGAAGCTGACCAGCTAAAAACTCTTTCCGGTGACTGGAATAAGCCGACTAACTCGGTTCCTGTAACTGGCGAAGAAGCAAAGACATACAACGCCGCTGACAAGGGCAAGGCATACCGTAACGACTACAAGCCCGCAACATGGGTCAAGGGTCTACCGGCAGCCGTACAGCCAACTTGGGTTCGTGACCAGATGGGCGCAAACCTCAAAGACGAGGCGCGCTTCTACTCAGACACTTGGTCTAAGTGGTTCCGCGACCGTTCGCCTAACGCTGCAAAATTCTTCCAGACTGCATCAACCGATGAACTGAAGGCTATGCAGGAAGGTACAGACGCAGAGGGTGGATTCTTCGTACCAGAAGATTTCCGAACTCAAGTCATTCACAATCAAGGCGTACCCGGTGGAGTTCACCGACCGTTTTGCACAGTCCTAACGACTTCACTCAAAGACGGCTATTTGCCAACAATGGGTTCAGTTGCTTGGGCTGCTATTGCAGAAGAAGCCGTTTACGGGGATAACACTCCAACGGTTGGTCAGGTTTCGTTCAACATTCGCAAAGCGGGTGGAACAACGAAAGTCTCAAGCGAACTGCTTGAAGATTCTGCAATCAACCTTCCCGCTCTGCTTTCGCAGATATTCGGTGAGGCGCAGGGTCGTTACGAGGACACTCAGCTAATCGGCGGCGATGGAACAAGTGAAGCAGAAGGTATCCGAACCTCGGCTACTGACGGCACAGTTTCAGACTCGGCAACTGCTGTTTCAATCTCTGACTTTCAGACTTGGTACTTCAACCTACCAGCACAGTTCCGAGCCAATGCAACTGTAAGCACAACCTCATCACTAATGGCGCAAGTCGCTGCTCTTGATGTAACTGCAAACAAGGGTTCATTAACCTCATCGCCAGCAGTATCGCTGCTTGGGCGACCGACTGCTTTGTTTGATGGCACAGGTTGGGACGATGCAACTGCAATCGCAGCCGGTGAAGAAATTGGTTGTATTGGGGACTTCTCAAACTACTACCTAATTGACCGAATCGGAATGTCCATGCGACGCGACGATTCGATTTATGTAGCGAATGACCAAGTTGGTTTCTTCGCACGTAGCCGCTATGACGGACGACTCGGACTTGCAGACGCTTTCCGAATCTTCAAGATTGCAGCTTCCTAGTTCCTAGAAAGAGGTACTAAAATGCCTAAATTTAGGCAACTAACAGACCGAGCGCAGATTGCTGTTGCTCTTGCTCCAGTTAGCAAGAGCGCAGGTTCAACAACCAGCGCAGCGGTGGACATGACTGGTTTCGGCGGCGGTGCGTTGTTAGTGAACGTCGGAGTCATCGCTTCAAGTGGAACAGTGGATTGCAAAGTCCAATCTTCCGCTACAAGTGGTGGTTCTTACGTTGACATTACTGGGGCGGCAATAACTCAGGCGACGCAAGCGGGCGGTGGCTCTGGTACGTCGCAGCTTGTTAGTTTTGACATGCCGATTGGTCAGAACTTCGTAAAGACTGTTCTGGTGAACGCCACGGCAGCAGCTATACAAGGTGTCTTTGTTATTCAAGACAAAGACCTGAGAAGCTAAAACAACTGAGGCGGCTCGTCCTTCGGGGCGGGTCGCCACGGTATTGAGGAAAGAAATGGCAGCGAAGAAAAAAACAGCAATATGCTTACAAGACCGCCAAATAGCGGACGATTTATATATTGCTGGTACGACATACAAAATTGAAGCAGACCGGCTCGCACGATACAGCGAATATTTCAAAGTGATTCCTACGCCTATAAAGCCAAAGAAGGCAAAGAAGGTTGAATCAAAAGATGCTGGGGCAACCGAGGATAAATAAGTAATGGCGCAGACGTACCACCTATACGCAGACAGTTACGACTTTCGGGCTTACATGAGCGGAACCGACCACGTAACAGATTGGGATACCGACGAGGCTCCGATGGTGCGCGTGTTGGGTTCAGCGTCACGCCGAATAGATACTTATATCGGGCGCAGTTTCGGTATCCGTACCGAGACACATTCTTACGACCTCGGCAAAGGCTCACTCAGAGATGACCGGCTATTCAGAGGGTCGGGGAACGGGGCAGATGGCTTACCTGATTATTGGTCAAGTAACTTGTCAGGTGCGGGCGTTGTTATGCTTGCAGACTGGCTTGCAACAGCGACAACGGTAACTGCGTATGGGCAGACTGCACGAACGTCCTCTACGGTGCTTACAGAGGGCATTGGTAATGACTTCCTGCTGGAGCCGTATAACCGTTCACCTAAGACACTGATGAAGTTGGAAGAAGATACGACTGATTCGTTGTACGGCGGTCAGCAGACTTTGACCATTCTCGGTCAGTGGGGTTGGCAGACCGACACGGCAAGCGCATCGGCATTGAACGCCGCAATCAGCAGCACGACCGCAACGGCTGTCACACTGACGAGCGGCAGCCACCCTGTCTACGCTGGCGACACGATTATTATTGATACTGAGCAGATGTATGTTTCGACTAAGAACGGCGTGACCCTGACAGTCATTCGCGGAGTCAACGGAACAACCGCTGCGACTCATAGCGATGCAGCAGTTGTAAGCACATGGATTTATCCTGACGATGTGATTCAAGCGGCACTCGATATAGCGCGAACGTATTGGCGCAGTCGTGACGCTGGTTTGACCACTGTTATTGGCAGCGGTGAAATGATGATGAGCAATCCAGCCAGCGAAGAAAAAGCAATTTTGAAGCGGCTCGACCATTACCTAAATCGCAGGGAAACTCCTGCTTATGTCTAGTCTTGGTTTCAGAATGATTGCTACGGGCAAGTTGTTTAACTTGAACGCAGAGAAGCACATAAAATCTGCGTTTGAAATAGCGATAACTAAAATGGCGCAAGTTACCGAGCAAAGAACGAAGAAACAGTTATACAAAACTCATGGAGTTGTAACAGGGCATTTACGCCGTTCTATCTCTGGCGAGTATCTTGGGAAAATGAAAGCGCAGGTAGATGCAGGGCTGGCTAGGCAAGGGGCAAACGTGGTCTATGCGAACTGGGTTGAAGGTGTGAGCAGCCGTAATAAGCGAACAAGATTCAAGGGCTACAAAATGTTTCAGAACTCTAAGGAACAACTAGCCAGCGAAAACTTGGACAAGTATTTTGCCAAGCCAATAAAGGACGCAATAGATTGAGCAGAGCAGGAGCAGTTACACAAATCAAGGCATTGCTGGCGGCGAACTCGTCACCGAATTTTCAAGTTGTCTTAATCGGTGAACCTCTATCAATCCCAAGCGGCGACAGAGTTGCGGCTGCT